TCATGCCTCGCCAAAGGGCGAGGCGGCACGAACCAGCGGCTCAAGCAACAACTGTGAGCCTAGCTGCAACGCCATCACAGCGTGCGCCTTCCCAGCTTTGTCCCCCAGCGGGAACACGTTTACGTTTTCGCCATTGATAACGAGGACCGCAGTTTCCACTAAGCCAAAATTTCCGCGCTCGATGGCATCCGCAAGGCGACGCAGACCGCTCACCACCAGATTACCTTCAATGTCGCCCTCGGGCACGTCGATCATGTGGCCTCTACCTACTTGGCTTCTTGGCTATGTTTGTCAGGCTAACGGCTTCGTGGAAAGTGAACATACACTCATCATTCCTCCCAGCGGATGCCCTCTCTCAGCACCTTAGCCGGGGCGCCCGCTGCCACGCAGCCGGGCGGGATTTTCCCCGTGACGACTGCCCGTGTGCCGATAGCACAATCGTCCCCGATTTCGGCGCGCCGCAGCAGCAGCACATCCTCCGCAAGCCAGACCCGGTTGCCGACCTTGATATCGCCAGGCGGGTTGAGGATTTCGCCGCTCGCCGCATCCCTGATGTGATGGCTATCGGACGTGCGTAACTTCACCCTCGCGAACAGGCAGTCGTCGCCAATGGTGATGTCGCCACCCGTGACGTTCATGAAGGTGGCGCTACGGGCTCGTAGGTTATCTCCGATGACCACGTATCGCCCCGGTGATTTCAGAAAAATGTCGCCCTTGATGATGGAGTTCCTGCCGATCTTAACGGTACAATCGCGGGCGTGGCAGTGGATTTTCAGCTGGCTAAGGTCGCACCCCTCGCCAATAATAATAGTGCACCCACTCTGCTTGAATTCCACCCAGAGGCCTTCCGCGTGCCCCTTGATAGTGTTCAGCGCTGCCTTGCCTACGATTTGCATCCAGCCCTCCGCGCACGGGAAACGACCGGGCTAATCTCGCATGAGCATAAAACGGGCGCTATCCCCACCCGCAGAGGCGGCGTCCCGTCTCGTTGTGGGCCAGGAGCGCACGCACGGTTTCATCGGTCAGCACGTCGAAGCCTGCCTCAGCAGCCTGGGCGCGAGGCATATCGCGTGGCGGCGTGTGCGTCAGGATCGGGCGCCATGCCGAGCAATCAACGGCTCCAGTCACGCCGCAGCCGCTCAGCAGGATCAGGCTCGCGAGCCACGTCCACCTCCACATGCGCTCTCTCCCTGGCTTGGTTTGCGATCCGCTCGGCCGAGCGGCGTATCTCGTCCGTGCGCGCGCTCTGCTTGCCGATCATGTAGGCGCCGGTCAGGATGGCCACCGCTGCGCCTGCGATGGCGACGTAGACGTGGATGCGGCTCCACAGCCCGGCAAAGAGGGCAATCACGCCGCCTTGTCCTTGCGCTGCTGCCACTGCCACACGGCGATGCCGATGCCGGCCGCAATCAGCAGCACACTCAGCGTCTGCCACGGGATGCCGCCCACCGCCGTGGCGACAGGAGCCAACGCAGCAAGCGGGGTCAAGGTGCCCAGCGCCTTCGCGACCGCCGTTCCGCTGGGTGTTGTGGCGGCTTGGCGGATGGTGGAGACGGGCGCCGGCTGGCTGAACTCCGTGATGCCGTAGAGCGCCATGCCCTCGTCCATCTCAGCCTGGGTGTAGGGCATGCCCCCGCACTCCATGCTGATGATGGCGGCCAGCACCATCTTCATCACGCGATAAGGGCGCACGTCGATCTTGGCGTGCATGTCCACCCCGAGCGCCGTGGCGACGCTGCGGGCATAGACCACGGGGTCGTTTCCGTCGCTTTCCGGCGCCCAGGAATTGATCTGCTTCCAGATCGTGTCGAGCCCGTTGCGCGTCTGGTTGACCACCAGTTGGCCGACGCCAGCGCGGATGCCGAGAGCGTGGGTCGCATACTCGGCCATGCCGCGCAGATGCTCAGGCATCCACTGATCACCCAGGCCAAGCTGCCCGTTCCATGCTCGCTTCGGGTCACGGATGAAGCGCAGATTGGTGGGGTTCTTGTTCTTGAACCCCCGGCTCGCTTTCGGGTCAGCCATCACGGCCTCCTATGGTTCAGATGTCGCGCCCGGTGAGCGGCGCCTCAAAGGCGGTCGGTCGCTCCGGTGCCTCGCTGCCCGGCCTGGCGCCCAGGCGGTTTTCCAGCCGGTCCTGCCGCCGAAGCACTTCCTCCAGCCGCACGGTCTGTGCCTGGAGCTGGGCGGTGATGGTGGCGAGGGATTGGAGCATCTGGTTTGTGCGCTCGCTGGCGACCTGATCCGATTGCTCCAGGGCGCGCAGCCTGTCGCGCATTCCCTCCTGCTGCTGGTCGCGAAGGCGGCCCGCGGTCTGCACCGACTGCTCGACCGCGATCACACGCGCGACGAGCGCTGCGTCATTGCGCCCGTAGGCGATGAGCAGGCCGCCCACCAGGATGAGGGTGCCGATCATCGTGCCAACGGGGGCGACGAACCGGCTCCATGGGGCCTCAACCTTGCCCTTCACCTCAGCGATGGCCGCAACGATGGAGGCGTCTCGCTGCTGTCGATTTGCAGTGCGGTGTTCCTCGGCCTTGGCCATGCTGTCGGCCAACTGGCGCAGGGTATCTTTGATTTCGGCCAGCTCTGCGGTCTGGGGCATCAGTTATCCGTCCCCTTTGCCAAGGGCGCGCTCGGTCACGCCGCCACCAGCCGAAGAACCGCCTGCATGGCTCCCCCGCACAACGCATATCCGGCGTCATTGAGGTGGGTGCCGTCCACGGTGAGCGATGCCTTGATGCGGGCCGGATAGGCGCCATCCGTCAGCAGCACGTCGAAATCCGCGAGCAGGATGTTGCCGCTGTCCCGCAGGCCCCGCAGCTTGTTGACCACCCACAGCCGCGCATCCTCCTGCGTGGTCGTGGTGATGCGGTCGGTGGGCATCGGCGTCCAGAACACCGGGATGCCGCCGCCGTCCCGAACCTGTTGCGCCATGGCCATCGCACGCGAGTAGCCGCGCTGGGCGTTGGCAAGGTCGAGCGTGTCATTGGGCGACCACGGCGCGATGGCGCAGATCGTGGGACGGAACCGGGCGATTTCGCCACGCCCCCGGTCGTAGAACTGAAGGGTCGTCTGGCCTGACCAGCCCGCGTTGACAAAGCTCATCGGCAGGGCCGAGGTGGAGAGGGCCGCGCTGGCGATATGCCCCCAGGTCGCGTAATCGCTGGTGCTGCCCTGGCCCTGCGTCAGGCTGTCACCGACGGCCATGAACACATGACCGCTGCGGTCGCTGATCGCCTCCAGGGCCAGCGTTGCGCCGCGCAGCCCCTCGGTCAGCAGTGTGGCTGTGGTGGTCTGGTCGCCAGCGCCATCATACATCGTCCACAGGCGGCCGAGATTGACGGTGGGGCTGTCCCAGGTCAGGTCCGGCCGCGTGGCCCAGCGCGACGCCCCGGAGGTGTAGGCGCGGCACATCAGGTAGCGTCGCCAGTCGCCGTCGGCACGGTCGATGGGCGCCAGCAGCAGCCAATCGGAGCAGACATAGGACGGATTGGCGGCGGTCCCCGCCGGAACCGTGATACTGGCCGCGGTCTGTGCGGTAGATCCCGGCAGTGTGTCCACCCCGGCGCCATCGAACCAGCCTTGCACCCAGCCGCCGATGGAGGTTCCGCCAGCATCGCGCGGATTGCTGTCCGTCGCCACGGCCGTGGCCGCGAACGTCAGCTTGTCCACCGTGAACGGTGTCGCGCTGTCATTAGCGAACCAGGCGCGGACCCAGGTATAGCCCCCGGCCATGGCGGCCGTGACGTGGCTGGTGCGGCCCGTGATGCCAGTGAAGCCACGAATGTGCACACGCTGGGCGCGACGTGTCTGTGGCGTTTTCAGGACGACGGCGCGCCGCGCATTGATCCCAGGCGGCTGGATGATCGCCATGGATCAGCCCTCCATCACGCAGATGCGCGTGCCGACGGTGCTGATGCCGTAAAGCGCGCCGCGCGGGGTCTGGCTGGCACTCCATTCGTAACCACCGCCCTGGCCGCCGGCGTTCGACGCGGCGGGCAGCGGCCAGCCGCTCCCGGCGGTCACGCTGCTGCTGTCGCTCATCGAGGCGTCGTTCACGTCGATGTTGACGACGGTGAGGTAATTCCGCACCGCGTCGGCGCAGAGCAGCGTCACCACCCCTGCGGGCAGCGGCACAACCGTGATTTTCATGGGGATTTGCCTTCTGGTTCGGCGCCGCTACGCGCACGAAAGCGCCCCGCTCCCATCGTGGGGCAGGTTGCCGGGTCGGATTGGAGAGAGGCCTAGGTCAGGCCGTGGCGATGCAGGGACAGGCGCGACAAGCTGCGCGAGGCTCCACGAGAGAGCCCCGGCGCCATCAGGATTGCCATGTGTGGGGTCTCCTACTGGCTCAGGCGCCAGTTGGCGGTGCCGGTGATGTTGCCGGCGCGAAGCCGGTAGCGGATCGCCGCCTCCGGCTCCGCCCAGGACGTGCTGATGTTGAGGCTCCACGCCACGGCAGTGCCGTCGCTGTATGTGTAGGGAAGCCAAGTCGCGCCGCCGTCTAGGCTGCGCTCCAGCGCGATCGAGCCCGTCCAGTTGCCCCAGATCGAGATATTGAAGTCGGGCGCCAGGGGGATGAACGCGTCGCCGGTCAGGCCGCCGGAGGTCAGCGCGCCGGTCACCACATTGGCGACGCGGGCGGGAAGCACCGGCAGGGGGTTGGCATCTTCGACCGGCATGCCGCCGACTGTGGGGATCGAGACCGTAACAGACATCAGACCCGTTCCTTTACGACGCTGCCGGCGGTGATGGTGGTCACCCAGGTCTCGTTGATGGGCGCGCCGTACACCTCGGTTATGACGCCGGGCGCGAAGGTCGTGGTGACCATCACGCCGTTCCGGTCCTCAGTCAGCACCAGGGGCGCCAACGTGGCGGAATAGGCCGTCGCCCCAATAGCGGTCCGCTCCGTCGCGGCACTTGCCTGCACGGCCTCATCCCGCGCTGCGCGCGCGGCAACGGCCACCCGGCTCTCGCCAGGCGCGTAGATTTCAACCATTCGGGGTGATCCACTTCGTGGCGATGACGGTGCCCGCGACGATGACGGCCGAAGCGCCATCCACCTCGTACTGCACCTCGTATCGCGCTCGTTCCGGGGGCGGGTTGTAGGTGCCGGCGCGGCCGAACCAGTTTGGCTCATTTGGCAACATATCGGTCTGCTCGACCGTCAGCCGCACGCCGAAGAAGCCCGTGGTGAGGGGGTTCGCCTGATCTTCCAGCCAGATGCCATACTGCAGGTCGTCGATGACGACCGGCGAGGCGCTGGACAGGACGATCTCGCCCCCGCTCCAGGTGATCGACAGGCGCAGCGTGCTACCCGTCAGATCCATGGACGTGTCGCCCTCGGGGACGAAGAATAGGCGCACGTCATTGTCGCCGACCGTTACCGGCCAGTCGAAGTACGTCATCCCGAGCATGAGCGTTCAGCCCGGCGGGTCAGGCCAAGTGACGGCCGCCGGGAAGCCCTCTTGCTCCGGCACATCCCGCAACGCCTGGCGGTAGGTAGCCCAGGCGGCGCGCTCCGGGGCGGCCAGGGGGCTATCCGCGATCTGCGTCCAGTCGGAGGCCGCGAGCCGCCTATCACGCTGCGCTCGTGCTTCATCGGCCGTCATGGCCGGCGGCACTGGATCGCGCAGTACTGGGGCGCCATCTTCGTTCGCTGCGATTTCCTGACCTGCGGCTTGTCCTGCCAGAAGCTGGCGATGCTGCTCGGGAGTGACCGCAACGGCGTCGGAGGGTTGTGTGCCGGCCAGGAAAAAGCCGCGCGCGGTGGCTGACCAGAAGACGTCCATGTCAGGCCCCCAAAGCGATGTAGTTGGTGACGGCATTGGTCCGTCCGGACGGGCCGTAGGAGGCCAAATAGAAGCCGGCCGTTGTGGCCGTGTTCGCGCCCACCGCTCCGAACGTGTTGTTCGACAGATGCCCGACCGTCAGCGAGTAGAGGGCCGTGGGAAAGGTGAGGGGAAATGTCACCCACACATCGCTCGCATTGGATGCGTTGGCGTCTCCCCACTGCATGATCAGGCCACCGGGAAGCTGCATCCAACCCGTACCGGCCAGAGAGCGATCCACCACGGCCTCGGCCAGCGTGAACCACCCGTTCACGCCATTGCTCACCAGCGTCACGCTGTTCCCGCGCGCCAAGATGAAGCTGGCCGCCCCGTCGATGGTGTCGGAGCCAGCGGGCGAGATCGTCACACTGTTGCCGGTGCCGTCGTAGCGCTTGATCTCGTAGCCGAACGCCAGGCCGCCCGCCGCCGTCGCAGCCGGCAGGGACAGTGTCACGTTCCCCGCCGCCGCTGTGACGGAAACCAGCCCGGCTTGGCGCAGCGTCAGGGTCGCGCTGGCGGTGAAGTTGTCGTTGCCGCCCCCGAGCGACATCCAGCCCGCACCGCCAGCGTCCGGGTCAGTCGTGTTGTTGTCGATCAGGTTCAGCCATTCGCGGCCATCAGCGGCGCTGGACGCGAGACGTGCCCCCCTCGGATAACCCCCGACCGCGGTCGCGAACGCCGCGTCATAGGCCACCGGGGCGCCGGCTGCCTGCCAGCGGTTCCAAGCCGACATGGCATACAGGATGCCGTTCATATCCTGGCCGAAGGGAGGAACGCCGCCCGCCTCGATCGGCGTCATGGTCAGCGGCGGGAACCCAGTGGTGAAACTGGCGAGGCCGGGGGTGACGCCGATCTGGGATGGAACGGGGATGGTGTTCCGATCGCCACTGTTGGCGAAAGGAACCGACACGCGGGTAGGAATGCCGCTAGCCAACATGGGCGATAGCTCCCTGAGAGAGGAAAGTACCGGAGCCGAACGGGGAGCCCGCGCCGCCTTCAGCAAACCCGAAGGTGCCGCCGGCTGGGATCTGGATCATGGTCGCGTCAACGCCGGTCGGGCGCGGCAACGCCCCCGATTGGGTCATGATCGCGAGCTCGTAGGGCTCCAGGTAGAACTCGAAGGTGAAGCGCATCTGCATGGCGCCAAGGTCATTGACGTAGGCGCGGCCGCGCCCGGCAAAGAGGCGCCCCAGCAGCTGGTTCAGGGTGGGGATGTCCGTCCTTGCGATGTTCGCCATCGCTTTGGTCAGGATCAGCACCCGATAGGCGTCGTCAGCCAGGCGATAGTTCTGCGTGACCGGCGTGCCGTTCCAGAAGGGGGCCTCGTTGAAGGGGCGGAAGCTCGCTGTGCCTGTCTCGTATCCGAAATACGGCGGGGGGCTGCCGATGGTCAGGTTCCGGCCGACACCAACGATGCGCCCCCACACGTCCAGGCCGTAGCCCTGGGCGGTATCGACGTTCCAAACCAGATCGTAGAAAGCGTCGATGTCCGCGCCGGGGTCTATCCACTGGTTGGCGGTCTCGATCAGCAGGCGCAGCGTGGGGCTGTTGGCGTACTGGCTGATGATGGTCGCGTCCGGGTTCTGCATCAGACCAGCACCAGAGAGATGTCCGCCGCGGCCACGGTCGGCACTTCATCGATCTCGACCGCCACGCTGTCGCCCAGCGCCACGCCCGTCATGGCGGTGCTGCTGGCCGTCTGCGCCGGCGTGATGGTGTAGGTGCCTGTTCCGCCCGTCCCCGTGCCCAGGGCAGTGATGCGGGTGCCAGGCGTGACGCCCGCGCCCTCGACGCGCTGCCCCACGGCCAGAGCGCCCGAGGCCACGGCGCTGACCGTCAGCGTCGAGCCACCGATAGCCCCGGTGAAGGCCGACGCAGCGCCAGCGCCGATCTGGATGGAGACGATGCGGGCCCAAGAGCCGAGCGCGGCCACCGGGCTGTAGTAGCGGCTGGCATATACCGTGCCGCCGATCCGCTCCCGCGCCTGGCCATCACCGCCCGAGAAGGCCGAGACGATGGCCGCCTGTATCTGGGTCAGAGCATCGCTCGGCACCGTCGCGCTGTTGGCGATCCGGACCGTGAACAGCACCGGCACCGGGTCCGGGACCTCGAATTTCACCGTGTAGGACGGATAGGGCGGGCTGTAGGTGGTGTCCTGCACCGTGATCGTAGTGTTGCCGTTGGTGTCACAGCCGGGGCTTTTCTTCGCCCAGATGGCCTCACCGATGGCCTGGCCTTCCCCGCCGACGACCGCCGCGTAGAGCGAGTGAGGCGCCAGGACGACCGCACCGATGGAAAGCGGCGACGAGGTAGTGTTTTCCGCCGTGTAGACATCCAGCACGTTCGGCACGTTCAGCACCGCGGCGCGCACCGAAGGCAGGCTGCCCTGGGCGTTCAGCGCGACGGAGGCGGCACGGCGCGCCTCGAAGGCCGAGGCCGTTTCGACATCGGCACCGGGGATGCCATCGCCGGCATTGGTGATCGTGTCCCAGCCCGGGATCGTCTGATAGATGCGGTTCAGCGAGCCTGCCGGGCAGGCAATCGGCCCGGTCACCGTGCACTCAAAGGTGGTGTCCACGCTGCCTAGGCTCGGGATCGTCACCGCCGTGGTGCAGCGGTAGAGATTGCCGTCCGTCGCCTGCGCCAGCGCGCCGACCGGGATGACCGTGCCGGCGGCGCCGACGCAGGTTGCCGTCACCGTCGTCGGTTCAGCCGGGTTGCGCTCGATGAAGTAGATGCGCCCAATGCCGTCCTGCCAGCGCCCCTCGGACGTGGCCGGGTCCACCATGTTCTGGACCTCGATCATCTGGCTGTTCTTGTCGCCGATGATCGCGGTGAAGCTGCTGGCAAGTTGGCCCTGCGGCGTGTCCAGGTTCGGGTTCAGCCCGCCCCCGAATGCCGCGCTCATGTCGGCCATCACGCCGTCGAGGACCGCCAGTTCAGCAGGCGCAGTGAAGCCTTCCGGGCCGAAGGTCAGCCCGGGCACACTCGTCGTGCCACTCATTTTAGAACCCCGCTGCCGTCAGATTGCCTGCGGTGTCGGTGACCTGAACCTGGCCCCGAACCTGCCGCCCCGCCACGGAGCTGATGTAGACCTGCGCCTCGACCACGCCCGGCACCCGGAGCGCCGCAGCGACCAGCCGCGCCTTGATGAGCGAGAGCGGCGGCTGATGGCCCAGGATTTCCGACCAGTAGGGGATGCCCTTGCTGGTGTCGTAGTAGAGCTCGCCCAGGAATAGCCTGCATGCGCTCGCCGCATCTTGCGCCAGGGCGTAGGGCTCGGATGCGAGGGCGATGTTGCCCGAGGCGTCCAGCACCAGGTCCCAGCGTTCGGTATCGAGCAGCAGCGTCTTCACACCGGCACTCCCGTCTCGCCCCCGCCAGGCGTCACCCCGCCATGCTTGTGCGTGGCGCCGATGTCCTTGCCGTTGTGGGTCAGCGTGTCGCTGGTGATGGCGACCGAGGTAGCCTCGATGGTGACCGCCGTCGTCTTGATCGCGACCGCGCCAGCCTGCACGCGCACGTAGTCCGTCACCTCGCCGCCCAGCAGGGTGCCGAAATACATGCCGTCCGCCATGTCGAAGCGGCGCAGGCTGCCAGGCTGGGACGGCACCCGGCTGGCCTTGACCGCCGAAATGTCCCGGCTGGCGAAGATGGCGGCCCCGATGTCCCCCACCACGGGATCCACGATCACCGCAGCGGCGCCACCCTGGATGCGGGCGCAGGGAAGGCTGTGGATGATGCCGTGCGGCACCGTGTTGCCCGCCCCGTCAACCTGATGGACCATCGGCTGCACATCCACCGTGCAGGGCTGGCCCGGCCCCCCTCCGGTGACGGCCTTGACCTGGACAAGGGCAGAGGTGGCGGTGCCGGCCATGAGCGACTGGAACAGGAACTGCTGCGCATTGGCGTCGCCCTCGGCAGACGAGATGCGCTGAAGCGGCTCAGCCTGCACGGATTGGGACATACCGCGGCTCCGAAGCCATGAAGTTGGTGAACCAGGAACCGCCCGGCGTCTCGCTTTCGAGCTCGTGGGTCAGCGACGTGATGCGCCAGCGCCCGCAGGCAGGCTGCAGGTCGCTCTTGATTTCGATGAGGCTGTGGAAGCCGATGCTCGGATTGTAGAGCGTAGCGCCGGCGATGCCGGTGTTGGTGAAGGACGGGTAGCCGATCATGCCCGTGGAAGGCGAAACCAGGGGGATGCGGCTGCCGCGCGCCACGCCGCGAGGCGATATGATGAGCGTCTGGTTCTCGACCGTCATTTCGATGCCCGCGGCCTCGGCGCAGGCCCGCATCTGGGCCATGGCGGTGCCGGGGAAATAGGGGTTGGAGAGCTGCGCCGTGACGCCGTTGTTCTCGAAGCCGTAGCCCATCACCTGCGCCAGGCCGGCCATGATCGTGGCCACGTCTGCGGTGCCGGAGAAGCTGCTCGGCGGGATGATGGCCAGAGACGCGTCCAACCCCGCCATGGCAGTGATGTAGAACACCACCTCCGGCGCGCCCTTGAAGTCGGCCCAGGCCCCGGTAATGGTGCCCTGGAAGCAGACGCCCAGGCCGCTTTGGTCGTCACCTGCGCTGACGGTGACGATGTTGCGCCGGGTAGCCAGCGGGAGGCGGCCGAGGGTGGCCAACTGGTTCATCAAGGACAGCGGTAGGCCAGCGATGCGAAGCTGCAGCTCACCCATGGAGAGCTCGCCGTTCTTCTTGATCGCCGCCGCCATCCGGTAGCCACGAAGCGTGACCTCGTGGCCACCTTCGATGAATGGCGGATTGATCGTGCGCCCCTCGGCGTCGGTGGTCGGGCGGAGCAGAATGTGCGCCTGAAGGTGGCGCCGCGAAAGGCTCTGGCTCACGTCAGGTAGCCCAGGAAGTAGCGTCCGCCGAGGCCCTGGTAGGAGACGCGCCCGGTATCGGCGCCGGGGATCAGGCCGGGCGTCTCGGACTGGGTGTCGAAGAAGGCAAGATTGCCGGTGAAGCCCTGGTAGACCGACTGGAACAGGTTCACCCCCACACGGCAGAGCATGCCGGCGATGACCAGCACGTCGGCCAGATACACGTCAGCGAACAGGCCGGTCGGCCGCTGCTGCAGCTGGATGCGCACCCGCTGGTTCGCCAGGGTGCATTGGATCACCTGGGCCGGCACGGGCTTCGTGGGGACGACCGCAGTCAGCGTCATTGCGGACCGTCTCCCCATGGATTGGCCTGAGCGCCGGCCGCGGTCGTCTGCCCGGGCGTTGGCGTGGCCGGCCGCACATCGCTGCCGCTGCTGGGCGCCGCGCCTTCGGGCTGCTGCGTCGTTGGCGCCGGGCCCGTGGTGTCAGTGGGCGCGGTCGGTTCATTCTGGGTGTTCTCGGTGAAGGCCGAGGATGCGACTTGGCGCACCTCCTGCAACCAGAGCTCGACCGTCAGGAGCGTCGGTCCGCTGCGAGAGGACCGGCGATAGTCGCAATGGATGACGTTGCAGCTCTCGTAGGTGACTTCCGGCGTTACCAGCGAGACCATTTGGATGGTCTGGACCAGCTTCTGTGCACGCGCCAGGAACTCGGCGCGGTCGTCATCATTGCCACCCACAGTGAAGCCGATGCGGGCGTCAAAGGGGGGCTGCACCTTGTTGTAGGTGGCGAACTGGCCCTTCTCGACCGGGAAGTCCGACATGCGGGCTTCCTGCTTGTAGTCCACGTTCAACACGCTATCCCCGGTCAGGAGCGGCGTGCCTTCCTCGTCGAAGATGCCCCAGCGCGGCCCGCTGAAGATGTCGAGGATGTTCAGCACGTCCGAAACCAGCAGCGAGACCGTGTTCAGCACCTGCGAGGCACGCTGTAACGGAGGAACGCCCGGTGCCTGGGGGACATTGGGGTAGCGAGGCACATCGACGGGCGTCAGGGCCACTCATGCCTCCTATGGATGATTGCGCGGCCGGCGCGGTTGGGGCCACATTCGGCGGCATGAAAGCCATGCGTCTTGCCGCCGCCGTCTTTGTGCTTTGCCTCGCCGTGCCAGCGGTTGGGCAGGACCGGGCGCCGCGAGAGAGGTTCTGGCCCGCAGACCTGATCGAACTATGGGGCCGGGCCGAGGATATGTGCCGCGGCAGCTATTCGTCTGATCCCCAGCAGCCCGACTTCTGCGCCATCCGCACCGACCTCACGCGCCGCCTGCGCCGCTTCGGGCTCTGCTATGGGGCGGCGGATGACATCGCTGCCAACTACCGGTGGCACTGGTGCGCTCGGGGCTCCAACGGCTGGTAAGGCGCTAAGCCAGCCCCAGCGTGACCTGATCCACGAAGGCGTGACGCTTCAGGGCAGCCCCGATGTCGCGAGCAATACCGTTCGCGTCGGTCGCCTGCGTGTTGACCGTGATCGGTCCGTTGATGGCGGTCTCATTGCTGACCGATGAGCCACCCCACATCTTGTTCTGCACTGCGGCCCCCGGGCGCGTGCTGTCCATCAGTGCAGGGTCAGGCACCGGCGGCGCGACCGGGCGGTTGAACTGCTGGTAAATGCCCAGGGCGTTCGACTGGCGGCGCGGGCCGGTGCGGTCCTCGGCGCCCGGCCGCCCATAGCGCCGGAATATCAGGTCCGCAGCCTCTCGCGGATCGGTCGTGGCACGGAGTGCGTCCCCCTGCGCACGCTCTGTGTTGCGGAGCTCCCAATCCACAAACGCCAACTGCATTTCCAGCGGCGCACCCTGCGGCGTGCGTCCATACTGGCGCTCGAACTCAGCGATGCGTTGGCCGCGCCATTGGCCAATTCCCATGGCGCCGCGGCCTCCGCCGGCTGGGTTGAAGGCGTTCGTATCCAGGTCTGCCCCGCTCTCGCCAGTCAGGTGGCCAACGATCCCGGCCGCCTGCGCCGGGGTCCACCCGCGGCTGATGAAGTAGTCGTAGGCCTGACGCTGCCGATCGGTCGTGGCGCCAGGGCGGGGCGGCTCCGGGCGCGCACCTGCCGGCGCTGTCGTGCCTGCCGCACCAGGAAGCTGCCCGGTGATGCCGCGCGGGAGGCGCGCTTCCTCGGCGGCCTGTTCTTCCGGCGTCAGGTCTGGGTCGGGGATGAGACGCAGGAAGCGGAGCACTCGGACGATCAGCTGCGCCAGCTCGCCGAAGCTGTCCTTGAGCGACTTCAGGTCGTTGAAGAACTCATCGCTCATCAGGTAGTCGGCGAACCGCTTGATGCCGTCGCGAGCCTGATTGAGATAGGGGACGAACTGATCCCCGCCCAGATACTGCACGAACTCCCGCACCTTGGTCAGCAGCGCCGTAATGGCCGGAGATAGCGCGTCCAATATCTGCCGAGCCGTGCTGGCGACAGCCCGATCAAGCTGGATCAGAGCCTCGCGCAGCCGGGTGGCGTTCTCCACCTGCTGCCGGCTGATCTGGTTCGGCGCTTCCTCGCGCATCATCTGCGCGCGGTTGGGCGCCAGGGCGAGGTTCACCGTCTCCTGGCCGAAACCCATAGACTGCGCGCGGGTCAGCCGCTCGGCACGGGGGGCGCGCGCGATATAGCGCAGCACATCCTCGTAGATGGCTTCCGTGGTCCGCGGCCGCTCGCCATTGGGGCCATCCGCCAGGGCGATGCGGGCGTTCATGAAGCCCGCAACCGCGCCGGGGTTGTTCAGCAGCCGGGCTTGCTGGATGCGATCCTGAATGTTCTGGAACGCGCCAGTGACCTCGTTCGCCGTGTTCCCCACTCGCCGGGACACACCCTCCCAGGCAGACAGGCGCTCGGTCGTAATCCCCAGGTCTCGCGACAGGCGCCCCAGGGCCGCGCTGCCTTCGCTGGTCTCGCGCACGAAGCTGGAGATGCCGCGGCCACCGATGAACACCGCGAACAGGCCAATGGCCGCGTTGCGCGCCGTGTTCAGCGACTGCGTGACGCGCTTGCCGACTTCCTCGATCTCTTTCTGGGTGCGCGTCGCGTCCTCGCGCATGCGGCGCTGGGCCTGCCCGGCCTCGCGCTCGCCCTGCTTGAAGCCCTTGGGGTCCAAATTTAAGGTAACCACTAAGGCATCGATAATGCTCGCCATGGTTACTCCTTAAATATCAAAGCAACAGCCCATTCGATTTAGCCCATTCCACGGGCAATTTCGCGTGCTTCCGAAGGTTACACGACGGGCAAAGCAGTTGTATATTTCGTATGTAGTTCGATCCGCCTCGGCTTAGCGGAATTATGTGGTCTGCATGAAAGCCTGACTTCACGGGCAGTCTGCATGCGGAATTTGCGCAGCGTCCTCGCTGCAGTCGGAATAGTGAAGCGACCTCTTCGGCTGAATGAGTGCCTTCCGCCTGCCGCTTGCGAGCCCGCTTAAGTCTGGCCAGGGTCCGCATTTTCTCAGGGTTTGCCGCTCGATAAGCGCGGTTAAGAGCAGCCCTCTTCTCCGGCGAAATCGGGTGCTTGGCGCGGTATCGCTTGGAGGAGAGCGCCCTCTTTTCGGCGTTGGCCCTGGCCCAAGCCTTGATATACTCCGCCCGCCCAGGCTTAGAATTGTAAGCCGCCGCTCTAGCTTTGGCCCTAATTATTTCAGCGTTATCTGCGTAATACTTGGCTCGCTGAGCCTTGACCGCCTCTGCGTTATCTGACCGCCATTTTATGCCATTTTCTCTGTGGCGCTCTCGATTAGCCAGATACCAAGCGCGGGAGTGCTCTTTAGCTTTCTCCCGGTTGGCGGCTGTGTATTCCTTATCGCACGCCTTGCAGCGATAGGAGCGACCGTCAGCGTTATCGGCGCAGCGCGAGAACTCAACCGCCGGCCTTGTTATGCCGCAACGCCGGCACAGTTTGTCGCCGACGCTCAGGGCCTCACGGCCTATGGCGCGCGCCGCCTTCCTTTCGGCAGAAATTCTTTCCTTATTGGCTAAGTATGCCGCAGCCTTTCTGACTTTTACCGCGTCTTTGTTCGCTTCTCGCCACGCCTTATTCTGGTCCAGAATGTGCTGAGGCGTTTTGGGCATGACAAACAATACTATAATTACGGAAAGGCTTCAACAAGAACTACTTCGGCTCGTTCGCTATCTTGCGGTTTATCTGGTCCACCGCATGGATTTCCAGCAGCGCATAGGCGTCTTCGGGCCCATAGACCGTCTGCAACTCGCGCAGGGTGGCGAGGCGGCTGGAAATGACCGCGGCGATCACGCGCGGCACGTTGGGGTATTCGACAAATGCGCGGCCAGCGCCGCCGTCCGACTGGTGGTCTATGCGGCGGCGGCTAGCGAAAAACCCGTGATGAGCTCGAACACCTCCTTGCGGAGCCGCAGGCGGGTAAAGGGCTCCTCGATGTCATCCTCGATCAGCGGGCGCTTGACCATCGGCTTGCTCGGGTCGGGGATGAACTGCACGCAGGCCATCATCTCATCGAGCAGAGGCTTCAGGTCGCTGAAATGCATGCGGCCCATCGCCTGGAAGCCCCCAGCCGCAATTCCCGCCAGCCCGGCGTTGGCGAACTCATCCGGCATCTCCACGCCAGCCTTGGCCAGCGCCATCAGCGCCCGCATGGCCCACTCCTCGGCCTGGCTGGCGCTCATCTCGCGGATGAAGAAGTGCTTGCCCTTGTCGCGCCCCTCGGCCTCGACAACGTAGGTCAGTTCCTTCCGTGCCATCAGACCGGCGCCACCGTTACGCTTTCCCAGGTGATGCGGAACTGCCGAGGTTGCAGCACCTTCCGCGCGCTCAGCATGCGGGGGATGCTGGTCAGCACGCCGTTCAGCAAGGCGTAGGAGACACCCACGCTGGGCAGCCGCAGGATGCCCTGGGCGAAATAGACCTCGCGAGCGGCCTTCTCCGCGGCGTCCCACTGGTCGAAGAAGGCGTTGGACGTGCTGTCCGCCTGCAGGGTGATGCTCTGCACAGTGACCGTCGGCACCCAGCCGGCGCTCATCTTGCCGTCCACGCCCATCATGACCTCGGCCGGCTCCGCGGCGTCGGTCGTGAAAGCCTCGTCGGTCGAATAGCCCTGGATGGCCTGAGGGACCGTGAACAGGCCGTTGACCGCCAGCAGAAGTTCGCTGTTGGCGGAGGTGATCGTTGCCATGTCAGCTTCTCCTTACTGGACCATGATCGAAGCAAGGTTCAGGCTCTGCACGGACTGCCCGTCCATGTACCAGAGCGTGACCGGCGGGCTGCCACGAGCCGCCCGTACTTGCGGCGATGCATCCTTGACTTGCAGATACCAGCCACGGGTGCTGAGGATCGTGTCGATCTTCAAGCCCGCCGCGCTGTTCACCTGAGCGATCTGCGCCGCAGAGAGGGTGACGCCGGGCTGGATCGCACCGAAGTTCACCGCGGCATTGATCGGATCGAGGCACCACGCTTCGATCAGCGCGTATCCCCGCGCATTGTAGGGGACGCTCTTGGCCTGGGTCAGGCCGCTGATGATGGCGAGCTGCAGCCCATTGTTCAGCCAAATCTGGTTGATGTAGCTGTCCGCCCACAGATACGGCCCGCTGACATTGCCCGGATAGGCGAACACGAACTGGTCGTTCGCCGTGGCATAGGCGCCGTAGAACGAGTAGCCATTGTCGATCAGGTTGTCCGCCGCCGTCTGGTTCGTCACCGTCGCGGTCATGCCGGTCTGGGACTTGAACGCCAGCGTGGCGCGGCCATCGGTCTGCGCGAAGTCGAGCGAGGCCGCGTAGCCCAGGCAGAACACCGCCAGCTTGTAGTCCGGCGCATAGACCGGCGTGGTGCCGCTGTAGTCGCTGGCGCCCAGCAGATAGCCCAGGGAGCCGGTGGCCGCCGTGGACTGCGTGGGGGTCACATCCGTGTCCCAGGGCACATACCAGAAGCGGTTGCCGCGCCCGTTGGTCCAGGCAGCGAAGGCCAGCTTGTTCGTGTTGCCGCTGACATCCGGGTCGAACAGGTGCGTGAAGGAAACCCAGTTCTGGGTCAGCGCCACGACCGCGCTCATGAAGGTGCCCGGCACAGCCGCCACGGCGCCGGCGGAGGTGACCGCGCCCGTGGCCGAGGTGAGCAGCAGGCCTGCCGAGAGCGTGCCGGTGGCATAGCTCATGGAGCTGCTGGCGCCGGTCGTGGCGCTGGTGAACAGGAACCCGCCGCTCACGCTGTCATAGGTGACCGTGAAGCCGGGGCTGGTGAACGCCGCCAGGATGATCGAGGCAGCGTTGCTGAAGCTGGTGGCCGTCGAGAGGTTGATGCTGGAACTGGTCTTGGCCGTGCCATCCACGGAGACCGTCAGCACGCCGGACAGCGCCTTCACGGCATCCAGGCCCAGGGCGCCTACATTGCCTCCGCGCAGATAGCCGGCCACCGAGGCGGTCGGATACTGCGCGAACAGCAAGGCGCCGGGCTTCACGTTGCTGTTGTCGAAGCCGTTGAAGTAGATCGCCGCCGCGGCGGCCTCGGTCGAGGACGCGCCGAAGTAGCTCTCCACATCCGCCACGGAGGACAGGGACAGCACCGAGTTGATGGGAACGCGCGTGCTGGTGGTCAGCAGCAGGCCGTTCAGGTCGAGGGCCGAGCCGCCGGCGCTGACGACCTGCGGCGTGACCGAGACGATCGCGCTTACGGGGATGGTGGCCATTGCGGCGGGGCTCCTACGGGAGTGGGTTCAAGTCGATGACCACCTCGCCGGCGAACTGCTGCGGCGTGGTGACAACCGGGTTGGCTTGCAGGACGGCATCCAGCGTCCAGCGGGTTTCGATCTGCTTCTCGCCGTTGAGGAACGGCGCCTGGCGGGGATCGCTCGCATAGAGCGGCGCCACATCGCTGCGCTGATCGGCGAAGAACTGGCAGGCGTAGTCGGAGCGCAGCAGCGTCGATATGAGCTGCGCGTTGTCGCCCGAGAGCGGGCCGTGCACGTCGATCTGCACCGTCACACGCGTGGCCTGCATGGCCTGCCCGGTGCCCGCGAACAGGTCGCCAGAGACGGGGGCGATGGGGGCATTCAGGTTGTATGTCCCGACGCCCCCCGTGCCAGTCCCGAAGGAGGACACGTAGATGCCGGCGGGGATGCCGGGGCCATAAAGCGGGGCGCCGATGACCACCTCGCCGAAATCCACGGCCGTCACGTCCAAGGTCTGACCCGTCGCGCTGCCGGTCAGGGCCGCATCGTGGTAGTTGGTCTCGTTGGTCGCTAGCCGCTCGCGCATGATCGGCGTCATGACGACGAAATCCGGCCCGATGGGCTCGGGCACACGGTTCGTCTGGCCCCGCACGACCTCTGTGCCACTCGGCAGCACGGCGAGCAGGAAGGACCGCAGAACCGTGAGGATCTGCGTTTCCGTTAGGCTGATGGTGGTGGGCATCAGACCTGCAGCACCGCGACCAGCTTCGTCCAATCAGGCCACTGTTCCAGCGTCTGCGCGACCAGGAAGCGGTCCGTCCCGATGGTGATCAGGTCGCCGCCATTCTGGCCGGGCCGCACGACACCGCGCCAGTCGCCGGCGAGGTAAATGGCCCGCGCGTCCCCGGTGATGTTCAGGCCCTCAATCTGCTTGAGGTCAGCGAAGGACAGCGCCTGGACCTGCACCATCACGTTCTGCGGCGCGTCGTAGTTGGGCACCTGCGTGCCGTCGGGCAGCGTCGTGTAGCCCTGGCTGGCTTGCAGCGTGGCCAGGACATGCGGGTTCACCGTGCCGATGGCGCCATAGACGATGGAATGCAGGTTCACGACCGCACCTCATAGTCCACGCTGTTCAGCAGGTGGCCGGTCCACACGAGGGGTTTGGCCTGCGTGCCGGTGACGCTGGGCTTCACGCCCGCGGCCACGTCGCGTCGAGCCTGGGCCACGTCCGCGCCGGTGATTTCGTCGCGGCGGTTGCCGAACCGCTCGCGCAGCAGCAGGGTCACATCGCTGAGCGGCGGGGAGTTGGTCTTGATGATCGAGGCTCGCAGCTGCCCAGCGATACCCTGGCCCATCAAACCCATGGCACGGTCCACGTCATACTCAGCTGCAACCAGCACCTTGCCCACCTTGTCGCCCCACTCGGAGGACTTCTCCGAGACCATGGTGCGGAAGTAGGGCCGCGGCGGGATGCCGGCCTTGGGCGCGCCGAACTCCTGAATGGCCGCGATCATGGCGACGGGCTTACCGTCCTCATAGGTCGCGCCTTCCAGGAACCCCACCCGCAGCTCGGCCTTCTTGCTGACCTGCTGCGACAACTCGGCCAGCTTGGCTTGTAGCTTGGCGCCGCCGGAGAGGGCGTTCATCGGAACCCCCAATCAGGCCCGACCACGGGCCAGCCGAACGGGATCGGCGTCACCGGGCCCGGCACATAGCGCATGGTCCGGTACCGCGCCGTCGCCTGCCAGTAGGCCGCGCCGTACTTGGTCTGTACGAACCACGCCTGAGAGGCCGTCACCGGCCCGGCATCGACGCCCACGCTCACCGAACCTTGCGTGGCGTTCGTAACACGCCCCACCAGCGGCGAAGCGGGCTGGCCACCCACACCGGCATAGAGCGCAGCCAGATGGGCCGTGAGCATGTTCAGCAGCGTGGCGCGCTGCCCCAGATCGCACACGATGCTGGACGCGGTGTTGTCCAGATACAGGCAGGCTTCCGCGAAGAAGCCATCAGCCTGCGGCTGCGTGACCGTGGAGAACTCGGGATAGCGCGCCACCCAAGCCGCATAGTCGAAGGTGACGACGCCATCGGCCATGGTCAGGCGGCCTTACCGGGCTGGATGCCGGGCGCCGGCTTGTCGGGGTTCATACCCTCGAAGCCGCTCAGGACCGCCTTCTTCTCGCGCGCCTCGGCGGCGACGGAAGCGCCCTTGGACGCCGCGAAGATCAGCCCAGCCTTCACCGGGGCGTAGTCCCGGTTCTGCTCCAGCCACTTCGCCCAGAAGTCGGCCGGCACGTCCGGCGTCAGGGCGAAGCCGCCGGCGATGGTGGGGGCGTCCTCGGGCAGAGGAACGCCCACCGGAAGCGCGCACCCGCGCAGGGTCACGCTGGCCACGGGAGGCCGCTGGACAGCCTCCGTCTCGCCGGGGCGCCCGCTCGCGCGGGTGTCCACCTCGGGCATCAGGTCCAGGCGCAGGCCATGCGGCAGCTTGCTGGCGATGGTCACGGTATCGGCCATGGATCAGAGCCCCAGCATCTGCGCGATGGCGAAGGGCTGCTTGATGATCGCGCCCCAGGTGCCCTGCGTCTTCTTCTGCTTGAAGGCGCTCATCTCGCGGATCACGGGATGGGCGCGCAGCTTCTCGTTGAAGGCGCAGTAGCCGGTGTCCTGACCCTGCACCTGATCCGCGATCAGCTGCACGACGTTGCCGGCCGCGGTCGCGTATTCCGGCGCCGTCTCGATGCGCAGGTTCGGGAAGTTCTTCTTCAGCAGGTCGGCGACGTTCACGTTGAACGAGTTCGTCGCGGTCATCGCGATGGACGAGCCCGGCGACATGCACAGCTTCATCGGCGTGGCCATGTCGATCGCGCCCTGCGCCTGCTGCGCCACCAGCTGGATGTAGAGCGACTGGATGTCGCTGTAGATCTCGTTGGCGGTCGCCGTCACCACGCCGGCCGTCACCCACGGGCCGTGCGCCTGAGAGCCATAGGCCTTGGGGCCGGGCTGGAGCGCCGCGGACAGGCTCGGGTCGTTCAGGATGCCGTAGTTCTGCAGCCCGGCCACGCCGAAGAAATAGGTCTTGTTCTGGAACTTGTTCAGCACCTGCACGGAGGCCAGGTTCTGCTGCGACGCCCAGTTCAGGCGCGCCAGGTCGGCCCGCTCCAGTTCCAGTTCACCCCATTCGGTGATGGTCTGGTAAAGGTAGGACTGGCGCTGCGGCCAGTTGGCGTTCACGCCGACGTGGCCGTTGTTGTTGTAGTCGCCGTAGGAGCTCACCTCACCGGTGTTCTCCACGACGGGGAACAGGGCCGTCGTGTCCAGCCAGGTGCCCTTGCGGACCTCGCCCATGATCTCGGCGGCCTTCATCGGCGCGACGATCACCTTGACGATCTCCGGGTCCACCCACTGCGTGAGATAGGCCGGGATGGCGCTGTTCGCCGTGGTCACCAGCGTCGGCTGCGCGTCCATGGCGAGGGCGAAATTGTGGCGGTAGGCGTCGGGCAGGTACTCCCGCGCCTCCGGCATGAAAATGCCCCACTGGCTTTCCAGGGCGGCGAAATCTGCGTTGCGCATGTCGGTTTCCCTTAACCCAGCGGCTGCGAGGAGATCTTGAGCAGCTCGCCGGGCAAGCTGTTCGACGCGACGATCCACTTGGTCTCGACCGCGCCGGTGGCATTCACCGTGGCGGAGGCAGCCGTCTGCGTGAGGTTGACGTAGTAGGTGCCCGTGCCGCCGGTGCCGGTGCCGAAGCCCGTCACGATGGTGTTGGCCGTGACGTTGGTGCCGCTCAGCACGTCACCCACCGCGAGGGCGCCGGAAGCGACGGCCGTGACGGTCATGGTGCCGTAGGAGGCGCTGACGGTCGTGGAGGCCACCGTCTGGAAGATCGACACCTGATAGGTGCCCACACCGCCGGTCGTGCCGGTCAGCTGGCGCACGACGGTCGTGCCGGTCACGACGCCGGTGCCGGACAGGATCGCGCCCGGAACCAGCGTGCCGGAGCCCACCGCGGTCACGGTCATCACGTTGTCGGTGATGGAAGCCGTGACGCTGGCGGAGCCGGCGGCGATGGACGCCGTGGTCACCGCGCCGGAGGGCGGCGAGCCAGTCGCGCCGGTCGTGATGACGCCGGTCGCGTAGTTCGCGTACACCTTCTGGCCGATGATGCCGCCCGTGGCCGAGCGCGCCCAGAAGTCACCGCCGGTCATCACCGTCACCGGCATGCCGGGGCGGATCAGCATGGAGGACTCGGCCAGGAAGGTGGTGATGAGGCCCTGCTGCTCGCGATGGATGAAGCCCGCGACGGGGCCGGAGCCGTAGTTGGTGGCCGTGGTGCCGCTCGGGTCCACCCACACGAAGCGGCCGACGGTCACGCCGAGAGGGCCGGCCACGATCTGGCCTTCGCCAGCGTTGTAGGTGAAGCGGGGGTTGGCGGAAGCGAAGTCACCTTCGACGGCCGGAGCCTGCGTCAGGTTGACCTGGGTCTGGAAAGGCATGTGCGTGGCTCCTTACGCGCTCTTCAGGCGGTTGACGCCCGGGATGCGCTCCGCCAGGCCCTTGGCGCCGGCGGCGTCCATGGCGAGGGGCTTGCGCGGCTGGAAGGCGCCGGGGACGGGCTGCGCCTTGAGGATGTGGGGGTAGGCCGCGGCAGGCACATCGGCGCCCACCTCGACGTTCAGCTTGTCGAGGGCGAACTTGTAGACCTCGGCAGCGCTGTCCATGGCCACGGCGATCTCACCCACATAGGGGCGGACGGCGCGCTCGGCCTCGCGGATGGCGGACTGCTCGGCGCGGATGGCCGCAATCTCGGCAGAAAGGCCGGCCTTCACGCGGGCGTTGATGGCAGCATCCATCGCCTGCTCGCGCTTCTCCTCCTCCTCGTCCTCGTCTTCGCCCTTGGGCTTGTCGCTGGCCTTGGACTTGTCCTCGTCGTCCTCATCCTCGGCCTTGGGCTTCTCTTTCTCATCCGCCTCATCGGCGGCGAGGAAGTGCTTGGCCAGGAGGGCGTCGAGGCCATCCAGGGTGGCGTCGGCCGCGAGGCGCGGCTGAAGGAATTCGGAGAGCGCGCCCTTCACCAGAGCGGCCTTCCGGGTCAGGGTAGGCATGGAAATCTCCTTCGGGAGTTGGTCGCCGACGATGCATTCGGGGCCGGCGCGCCCCGTCGTTACGAGGCTGACGTGGTTGCCGGTGATCTCCACCATGCGACCGTCATAGGCCTCGCCGTCGATTTCGCCGGGCGTCATATCCGCCCGGTAGAAGTAGCCGCAGGACAGCTCTCGCTGCGTCCCGCTCTCGATGACCGCGATCCCCTCGCCGTCCCACACGGTCAGGGGCGCGCGCACGAAGGGGGCATCCCATACCGCCTCACCGACGGCGCCCACCACAACCTCGCGGTCATGGTCGCCAGCCATCTGCGGCCGGTGCACCAGCATGAGAGGCTTGCCGGTAAAGGACGGCGCTGCGGCGGCAAGCGCATCGGCATCGCGGTAGAGGCGATAGACCCGTTCAGCATCCAGCCTGAGGTCGCGCCAGCCGGGGATTTCACGCCCCAGATAGCCACCCACATTCGCCTTGGAGAGGTTCGCCATCTCCACGATGAGGTGGCCGGACTTGTCGAAGGCCCGCACGGAGCGGTCCAGCGCCATATCGGCGTCTGCAACGGTCGTCATAGGGTCATCTCAAGTCGGTAGCCACGCAGGAGCCGAATAACCATCTCGTCCCGGTGCATGTCGCGGCCTCGCAGCACGCGCCACGTCGCACTGACGAAAAGAGGCAACACAAAGCGCAACCAGAAGAACCGCGAGCGCCTTACGCGCATCGTCACCTGAGCCATGCTGTCTCCGAAGTCAGTCGAAGCCGGGGATCACGGAGCGCGACACACATCGGCAATTCACTTCCCGCCCCGGCCACGTCCAAACACCGTCGAGGTACATCCCCTTGGCGATGTCGTACTTCTCGCCGTCCGCCGCGAGGTGCGACGGGCGGGGGTGCTTCCCACCATGCGAGTGCTGCCAGATGGCCTCGGTGATCCCGAGTTCCTGCTGTCGCACCCGCGTGATGGTGGCCGTGGCCTTTGAATTCTGGTCCCTGGCTATGAGGGCCGCGCGCCGGCGGGTGATGCCCAGCCGGGCTTCCAGATCCTTTGTCAGCGCGCCCAGGTCCCGCCCGGACTGCACCGACCGCATCACGGCACCCTGCACCTGGGTCACATGCTCAGCCGCGAGGTTCGAAATCAGGTCGATCTGCTCACCAATTGTGGCTTGCAGCACGTCATTCGCGGTCGGGCTCAGGCTGAAACGCACCGAGAACCCGGCATCGTCCAGAATGCGGCGCATGGCAGCATCCGACCGCTCGAACGCCGACTTCGAGAACCACGCGGCCAATTCCGGGGCCGCCGTATCGAACCGGCTTTCCCACCGGCGCCCGAGCCGCTTCATCTCGTCGCGCAGATACATGGCCGCGCTTTTGCCCTGCGGCCCGTCGTCGTCCTGCGCCAGCCGGGGCGTCTTGGCCTTCCACGCCGCCGTGACCTTACGCACGATGTCCGCGTGCATCTGCGCCACGAGGGCGTCCAGCTTCTTCCGGAATGCGACCGTCAGGCCCGCGTTAGGCCGCACGGCCGGCAGCACCACATCCCGAGGCTTGCGAGGCAGCAGGCGGTTGAGCGCCATGGCTACTCCTCCGCCGCCGCACCTTCAGGCTCGCCCACATCCTCATCCGGCACATCCGGCAGCACGTCCAGGTCCAGCGCCGGGTACATGCTGTCCTCGGCCATCGCCAGGCGCTCGCGCTCCTCGGACGGGTCGAGCACGCCGGCGGTGATATAGACCGCAGCCGTGTCGGCATCGGTCTTGCGAACCGTGGCCGCCTGCAAGTCGTCCATCTGCCACAGCGGCTCGAACACGAAGCCGATCTCCGGGTCGATCTCGCCGAACTCGTGCAGTTGGATAATCTGGATGACCCGTTCCAGGTTGTCAGCGAACAGCTGCTCCTGCCGGGCCCTGATCCAGTCGTAGAACGCCCGGATTTCGCCGTCGGTCGAGGTGTTCAGCCCCGCCGGCGTCGTGCCCAGCAGCACCACGAGAGGGATGCTGGAAATGGACGCGATCTGCTCCTGGGCCTGGGCCTGGAGCTTGTCGAGGTTGGCCAGCGGAACCGAGACGTTGGAAATCTCTTCCGTCGCCTTGTCCGTCATCATCACGCCACGGTTGTCGCGAGTCTGATTGAACAGCCGGGCACGGTTGATGAGATCGGCTGCACCGCCCTGTTGCAGCATGTTCGACATATCCGTCGCCAGCTGCATGACCGAGTAGTTGTGCACCAGATCGCCCACGCTGGTGCGAGTGCGGATCCAGTTGTTGACGTAGGGCATGGCCATCTGCGTGAGCGAGAGGCCGCCGAAATTGTACGCGGGCTTCAGAATGTCCGGCACCTGGCGCCCGACGAAGTTCAGCAGGCGCGAGGAATGCACCACCTGCGCCATGACGAACCAGTTCGACGGCCGGTAATAGTCGTCGGCCATTGGGTTCACGCTGTTGTACTGGTTCGGATAGGTCCAGACCGGCTCGATCACCCGAAGCGCCTTCAGGCCGCCCTTGGGGATCGTCTTGCTGTCAATCACCAGCGGCAGGCTCAGTGCGTCGCCAGCCGCCCCGGTGTCCACGAAAATGTGGCTCATGCCGAAGAAGCCGTCTTGCTCGGCCGCCTCGCGGAACTTCTCCTGCACCCGGAAGCGCTTCATCGCCGCTTCCAGCTTCCTCAGTCTGTCTGCCTTCCCCTTGTCCTGCTTGCCGTCGCCCGTCGCCTGGAGCTTGATCCAGTTGCGGGTCATGGACATGGCGATCTTTTCGGAGATCAGCCGGTACTCGGGAAGCTGCGCCAGCTCGGCCAGATACTGATAGCCGACGAAGCCGCCGACCGCGCTGTACAGGTTGACCTGCTGCGCCGCCCAGCCATAGCCGCCCGGAATGCACTCATCCATCGCCATGCCGTCGTTGCCGTCCGGCAGGACGCCAGGCATGGGCGTAGGCAGCTTGAACGCGCGCTCAGCGGGCACTGGTGCAGTGGCGGCCACGGCCCCATCCAGGCCGGCCCAGCGCTTAGGAGCAGGCTGAGGCGCCGGCGGCGCGGGCTCCTCTGCCGTCCGCCTCCACGGCCAGGAGAACTTCATACCGCGTCCAGCACGGCGGAGGTGATGTTGAGCGGGCCAGGCTTGAGGCCGAGCACCATGAATGCGCGCGAAAGAGCGTCCACCTGATCGTCCTTCGTCGCTGACGGGAAGCCACCCAGCTCATCCAGGAAGGGCCGGTTCCACGCCCCGCGCACGATGCTGAGGTTCCCCACGTTCACCTGACTGGCCACCGGGGCCGCCCGCGTTGCCTTGTCGCCCGTCTCCGGGCTGCTCTCGACCGTGAAGCCCGCCAGCTTGCGGGTCAGGTAGAGCACCTGCGTCTTGCCGGCCTGGCCCGGATCCTGCGGGAGCGAGATGCGCACGCCTCGGCCGTCCTGCTGGGCGGTGTTGACGATCATGCGCTCCACGTCGTCAGGTCCGCCGCGGTCTCGCACCACGTCCAGTACCACGAACCGGCCATCCGGCAGCCGCTTCAGCTTCACACCCACGGTCCAGTCCGGATCGCGCGTGCCGGCCTGCTTCGTCGCTGCAAGGTCCCAGGCCCGGACGGTGTGCCCCCCGGCTGGCTCTGCCTCCATGGTCTCGATCGCCGAGATGCGGAACAGCGAGCCCTCGCCGGGCCTGGGATCCTGCTGATAGAGCGCCTGCCAGTCGCGCATGGCGCCTGACCGCTCATAGGTATCGCGCTTCTCGGCCAGTTCGGCGCCGTAGCCGTAATCATCATCGCCCCACAGCGGGGCGCCCAGCTCTCGGCCGAGCGGGTCGTCGTTCGCCGTCGCGAAGGCCGGCAGCTTGATGACGCGCCAGCGTTCGGGCTCGACCTGCAACAGCCGTCCGGCAAGGTCGTCCTCATGCCAGCGGGTCATGATGAGCGCGATGGCGCCGCCAGGCTTCAGGCGGGTGCGCAGGTCCGCGTTGAACCAGTTCCAGGTCCGCTCGCGTAGCGTCTCGCTTTCCGCATCCGCCCGAGACTTCACCGGGTCATCGATAATCGCGAGGTCCGCACGGATGCCGGCAATCGGGCCGCCCACACCGACCGCGCGGTATTCGCCGTGGTTGGTAGCCTCCCACCGCTCCACGGCCTCAGTGGCCAACCCATAGCCCAACATGCGGCTGTGCTCGCGGATTTGCCCCTGCACGCGGCGCGAGAAGGTCTCGGCCAGGGTAGCGGTGTGGCTCGCCCCGATGACGTTTAGACGCGGGCGCTGGGCCAGATACCACGCCGGGAACAGGACGCTCGAATAGGTGCTTTTCGCGCTGCCAGGCGGCATGAACACCATGAGGCGGTCATTCTCGCCTCGGGCAACGGCGCTTAACTCGTCGATCAGCAGGCGATGGTGCGTCGCCGGCGCGAACCCCTGGCCGGCCAAGGCATGCTCGGCCCAGGCGCCCAGGTCAGCCCTGACCCGTCTCCGGAGCAGCAGATGCGCGGCGGCCTCGTGCAACGATGGCGGCAAGTTCCTCGTCCGTCAGGTCCTCTAGCGGCGCGTCCCGAAGGGTCACGTCCAGGTCCTGCTTGAACTCGCGGTTCAGCTCGGCGTGCTTGAGGATCATGGTGTGGTGGTGCGGGTGCGTGGGATCGTTGATGATTTTCAGCCAGCGCCGCGCGGTGTTCTCGATATGGGGCGCAAGCAGGCTGCGGAACGTGGCCTTCTTGCCCTCGCCGTCGCCCACGCCCTTGGGACGACCTGGCCCAGCGCCACGGTGGCCTTCGCCGTTGGCGTCACCCGCTCCGAGACCGCCGGCGGGCTTGTCGCCCCCGCCCTTCGCCCCGCCGTTCGTCCCCTTGGGCCGCGTCCCTGGCGTCCTGCCGCTCGCCACGATACCCCCAAACGCAAAACGCCCGGGGCCGCTAGGCTCCAGGCGCAATTCTCAATCCTGACGAAACCCTAACGATATGCGCTGCGTCGTGTCAAGGGGTTATCGCGGGGTGTTGAGATGGAGGTTTAGGAAGCGGCATCCAGTGGGTGGGCTTGCATAGGTCCGTGTCCTCGCCCCCCTGATCCACGAGACACCAGCCATAGATCGGCACGTGCGATGTCTTGGTCCACATGATGACGCGGACTTCACCTTCCACGACACCCAGCAGGCGTTCGCCCTTTCGGGCCTGCGACATGTCCGGGGTCCAGGTCATATCGCTCACTCGACCATCCCCCAGTGCTCTGCCAGCCGACCGAGCGCGGCACGGATGCGGCCCATGGTCACGTCCTTCGTCTCACGCTGGCGCCCCTCGCCGTCCAGGCCGCGGCGCGATGCGATCACCTCGGCGCTGAGGTTGTCCCGCACATAGAGCCGCAGCAGGGCGGCGCCATCCTTGCCCACAGCATGGTGGGCGAACCGCAGGCTCGTCACGGCCTGCACCTGGGTCATGAGCGGCTGCCCCTGCATCCAGGGCGGCACGCGCACCGGCGGCCCGCCCGTCGGCTTGTCCCTGGCCCCTTCCTCCATCTCGCAGGTGATGGCGTAGCGATCGGCCGCCTCCCGCTCGGCATCCGTCAGCGATCCGCGCTGCCACGCCGCGTGGTAGTGATAGACCCGCCGGGCGCGCCGGACGTTGTGCGCCGGCCGGTCGGGGTCGGGGGCTTCCACCACCTCCAGCTTGCCAGTCTGGTGCTGCACGCGGGGCCCGTGGTCGAGCGGCGGCAGGGTGGAGCGCGCCTTGGGCGTGCGCTTGCGGTTGCTCATGGGCGGGGCTCCTGGGGCGGGAACGGCGGAGGCATGGCGAGCAGTTTGCGTTCCGCCTCGTCGCAGGCGGCTCGGATGGCATCGCGGCAGTCCATCAGCGCGAACTTGCCTGCATGGGCGTCGGCACAGGCGCGGACCGCAGCAATGCCGTCGAACAGCGCATGCTCCGAAAAGGCTTTGGCCTGCCAGAAGGTGTAAAGACCCGGCTCCTTCGGCAGGGGCGCGTTCGCTAGGGCAGCCAGATGTTCCAGGGCCGGGAGAGCCCCCGTCGCGTCGAGGACGCTCCCATCTTTTACGAGCCTCACCAGATTGGCGCAGGTATCGATGAGCGCGGCCCGAACCGCGAAGTAATCGGCGATTACCGCCGGGTGGATGGCTTCCTCTTCCATCACCCCTCCCCGCCGCGCGAGCGTGCTGTGTCCCATGCGAGTATGAGTTCGAGCAAAAGGCGCTCACTTGAGTTGGGTGGCATCCGGCACTGGGTCTGCCAGACACGGCTCTTCCACGCCTCCCTCTCCTTCGCCACAGCATCGGAGACGGCTTTGGCGGCGCGCTCGGAAACCTGAGGATCGGCAGCGGCGATGTTGTCCATCTCGACGTAGCGGCGAAGGGCGGCGGCTGGCGTCTCGTCGAACTGAGGTGCCATGTGCCAGTCGAGCATGGCCTGTGCGATGGCGGCCTTCCACGGATTGCGGTTCTCGTCCTCGATCAGCTCCTGCACCTGGGCGGCGGTGTAGAGGGGCTGTTCGGACACGCCGCCGTAGCCAGCGGTGCCGAGATACCATCGGCCATCACGGCGCGTGACGATCTGCGTGGGGGCGTGAACATCACCTCGCGCCACATACGTCTCCCCTCCCTCGGGCTTGGGATAGGGCGGTGCTGGGGGTGGCCGGTTGGAGGCCTTATTTCCGCATTTCTCGCAGCAATTACAGGTACTTGAGGTTGCCGGTTGCGCGGTGTCGAACTCCCCGGAATTACCGGGTAGTTGCGCATGCATGCACTCCCGGTGCGAGGCGGCGAGGGCTTCGATTAGGTTGCCCACTTCTTGGTACAGAGTGCCGATGTGAACATGCAGCAACTCTTGCATTGGATTGTTCAGCAAGCGGCGCCCTTCATCGGTCAGCCGCGCCCTGATCCGCTCCAGCTTCTCCGCGAGGTCAGGCATGGTCGTCACCACAGCGTTCGAAAACGCCCAAAATGTTGAACATGCACTGCCCGGGCTTGAGCTTTTCGAAGCTGATCGTGGCCACGGCTCGGCCACGATCATCCAGCGACCCGAACAAGTATAGGCCACGCTCGAAGAACATCGGACGCTCGGGTATCCAGAAGCCCGGCGGCAAAGGTGCGCCAGCGCGAGCAAGGCGCTCGATCATATCCGCGACCGGCGTGACGCTCTTCACCGGCATGATGCTGGTGGCCGAGACGATGCCCGGCGACATGAACAGGCCCGCTGTCAGGCCGAAGAAACTGCGACGCTTCATCACTCCCTCCCATCCTCGGCGCGGCGGTTCCAGGCGGCGATGGCACGCTCGCGGACGCCGGTTCCTCCCATGGCGTGGCACTCGCAGCAGGTGACATAGGTGCCAGGACCAGCGCGGCCGTCAGGGATGACGCGCACAAACGTCGATCCGCAGAACGGACACGGCTTCGGCGGCTCAGGCGGGGTCATGGGGTGGGTCCAGTCAGCGCGTCGAGGAATTCGACCGGCATCCGCACGTTGCCCGGCGCGCCGGCAAACATCGGCGCGATATCCTGCGGCTTATAGCCGGCGAGACCGCAGCCAATGGGCGTCAGCCGGAAGGTGAGACCCGGGTTCTCAACAGCGAATGCCAGGAAGCGGGCCACATGCCTCTCGATCTCGCTGAGATGCAGCGTGGCCAGCCGGGCGTCCTTGGTCGGGATTGCATAGCTGCGGCCTTGCAATCCTTCGCCCTGCCCATACTTCGCGCCGCAATGCAGTCGAGCATGGAGAGCAGCGCCTTTGCCGTGGCGGCCGGCCAGATTGCTGCCGAACACGAAGATTTCGTCAACCATCCTCCGCCTCCTTCTTGCCGAGCAGGGCGCGGGCTCGGTCCGTCGCGCGACCGTATGCCAGCAGCAATTCGACGGCCTTGGCTGCGCTGGGCGCCACAGCTGGAGACAGGGCGGTGATGACGTCATCTCTGGTCATGACCGTCAGACACTCCCGCAAAGCCTCCCGTAGCCTGCTCTCCATGACCGAGCGCATCGGGCCGAACTGCCACTCCGGGATCACCGCCAGCACGCGGGCCTTGGTGCCGTCCGTCATGGCCCCGCACACCTCCCAGTCGGTCAGGACAGCGAGCAAAGCCTCCCGCAGCCGGGCGGTTTCGGAGGGCGGGGGGATGGGGCCGAGGTAGGTCCTTCGATAGAGTCCTAGCCAGGACGCCATAGAGCGAGGCAAGAGATGCTCCTCCCCATTCCACCAAGCGCCCTTCTTTGCGTCCCAATAGACACACCCTGAGCCAAGCCAATGCCACCCATCCTTCTCCGGCTGCTCCGGCCGGCCGTCCCAGGGCGCGCTCATGGCGTATCTCCCTTCGTATACCCCATGCGTCGCTTGGTGATGTTGATCACATCGCCCGACCACAGCCCGCAGACCCAGAAGGCCGCGCACGCCAACCAAGGCATCCCATCTGCAAGCGCGGCTATGGCGCACACGAGGCAGATGCCCGCGTAGATCAGAGCTTCCTTCACGCCCCGTCCCCCTCGGGCGCGGGGGTGGCGCAGATGGCCAGGAAGTCTTCGCGAACAGCTTCCCTCAGCTGCACGATCACACCTTCAATGGCGAATTCATGCGTCCAGATCGGCCGCCCCAGCCGTTGCTCGGCCAGCTTGTGGATATCGGAAAACGGCCCGCACGCGATGCCGGTGAAAGCACCGATGATCGCCGCCTGTTCTGTTGTCAGTCGATCCACCTCACACCTCCTTCAGGCCGCGCGCGCGCGCGTGTTTTTGGGGGGCGGCTGTGGGCCACCTCTCCATGTCGATTGCGATATCTGCTGCTGGGGATGGGGCGGCGCGTAACCACGTCACCACCTAGGGGCGTTTTCCAAACCCCTATATGAATACCACCCCCTCTATAATACTTACCCATATAGGTGGGTACGGTAGTTACGGTGGGTACTAGGTAGTGATTGCAGTGGGTTATGCTGTACCCGCCGTAACCACTGTCACCACCTAGGGTATGGGTGTTTGCCTTGATATTGTGCAGAAAGGCGTACCCACCCGTACCCACCTGGGCGCGCGTACCCACCTTTGCGTACCCACCTATCTGCAGTCTGGTTTGGTGCGCTGGCGCGGCTATTCGGGCCATTTCCAGATCCACCGAGGCTTGCCATCCACCCTGACCTGCTTTCGCACCAGGCCTTCCTTGGCCAGAATGCCGGCCGCGCGCATCTCTTCCTTCTTCCCCATCCGGGCTGCGTCGATACCCAGGCCATCGGAGAGGACGGCACCCACGGTCACATGGGCGATGCGAAGGCCGCGCTGTTCGTCCAGCCATTTGCGGACGCGATCTTCCCAGACATCGCCCGCCAGGCGCTCGGCCTGCTGCTCGATGGCCAGCTCCCGTGCCTCCTCTTCCAGCCAGATGATCTCGCCTGCAGCCTCGCGGTGTGCGGCTTCGGCCCAGAGCTGGTCGCGGACCTCGCGCACCCATTGGGGGGACGCGAACTGGCAGGCGACGGGCCAGAAGCGCCGATTGCCCGTGGTGTCGCGCAGATAGTCCGTCTGGTTCGTGGTGCCGATGAACACACACTCGCGGCCCCGGGTGATAAACGATCGGCCATAGGGCGGCCGGAAACGCTCCGTGGGGCGGCTAAGGAAGGCCTTGAGGCTCTCTGTGTCCGTGCGGATCAGATGCTCGATCTCTGCGAACTCGACGCCCCACACGCCCAGCAGCGACTGACTGCCATCCTTGGACAGCAGGTTGGGCGGCAGAGCGTCGGTGAACCAAGCATCCCCGAACAGCGCGCGCACGGTCTGAGACTTGCCAGCACCCTGCAGGCCTTCGAGGATGAGCATGGTGTCGAACTTGCAGCCAGGCTGGCGGATGCGGCGCACGGCGGCGATCAGGATCTTCGCGCCCACCTCGCGGGTGTAGGGCGTGTCCTCGGCGCCGAACGACCAGCGCAACCAGTGACCCAGGCGAGGCTTACCATCCCAACTCAGGCCATCGAGATATTGCCGCACCGGATGGAAGCGGTTGCGCTCCGCATCGGTGTAGACGGCATCCTCGACGGTCTGGCGGGTGACGCGCGCGAGGTGCTGGCGCTGGACATAAGCCTGAATGGCGATGATGTCGGCGGCGCGGATCGCGCGGGGATACGGGCCCGGTGCCGGCCGGTCGGTGACCTGCATGCGCGGCGGCGGGGCGAGTATCTGAGGCTCTTCCAGGAACTCGTTGAAGCCGAGCAAGCCCTGCAGCTCTGGGTTCAGCGCCAGGCACAGCAGCACGTTGTCCACGTTGCTGTGCGGCACACCCTTGTCATTGGTGCCAAGGGACGCCTGCAGCATGCCGAGCGGGTTGCTGGTGTCGGGCTGCAGCTGCTTCTTGGCGGCTTCGAACTGGCTGGCGAAATCGTCGGGCATCATGCTGCCTCCCGAGCTTGGAAGGACAGGCCGGCGAACGCGGAGGTGCCGCGCTGCAGGGGCTGATACGTCGGCACCTCGATGCCGCAGATGCGGGCGATGCGATTGCCGGCCCGCCCATAGCTGCAGGACCAGCGCCACATGCCCAGGGTGATCAGGTCATCGCCGCGGTTGGCGCGGTCGTAGGTGAGCCAGGAGCCGTCGTAGCCAGAGACGAGCAGGGCCCGCCAGCCGTCGATGCGCAGCAGATGCACCAGGGCATCGCGCATGGCGCGGTTCGGGCCGGCCACACGAGCCCTGCAGGTCGCGGCGAAGCGGGCGTGATTGTCGTTCGGCGGGCCGGGAAGCTGGCCAGCGTCGAGCGCGCGCGCATAGGGCGGCGTCCAGCGGCCCGGGGACTGGCCCCAAGGCTCCGAACGGGCGTAGCTCACGTCCATGGCAGCCAGCACGCGGGGCAGGCAGCCTTCTTCCCTGACGGCCCAGGCATTGACGGTGGCCCAGCAGGGCTTGCGGTCAGGGGTCCTCATGTCGGCAGCCCCAGGATGAGGCGCGCCTGCTCGGGGCTGCGGGCGACGCCAGCCAAGCCGCCGGCGGTGCGGACATGCTGCAGGAAATTGACCTGCTTGTCGGTCGGGCGGCCGCGTTCGTTCTTGACCTCGACGGCGGCAAAGATGGCCACCTGCTGGCCCACCATGTCGGGCGTCACGGTGATGGTGCGCAGGCCGATCAGATCGGCGCTACCCTCGCACAGGCCGTAGCGGACCAGGCGGCCGGTCGTGTCCTGCAGCGCGCCAGTGTTGTTCCGCCAGAGCGTCACACCGGGTGTCGTGCCCAGGGCGAGGCGGATGTTCTGCAGGATCTCGGTTTCGATCATGCGTGCCTCGCAGCGCGCTGGGCCATGATGTGCCGCACCCACCCCGGCTTGTAGCCACGCTCACGAGCCAGGGCGCGCAGGTCGTCCTCGGTCTTGGCCTTCCACAGAACGTTGCGGAGGGGCTGCATCTTGGCCGCCGTCAGCTCCTGCAACTCTCCCGCGATCACCTCAGGCCCCTGGCGTCCGTCGCCGCCCTCGCTGGCATAGCGATGGCCGCAGGCGGGGCAGGTCGGTGCTGGCGCGTGCACGGCATAACAGGTCGGGCACTGGCGAGCCGATGCAGCCTGGCGCTTAGGGCGGCCGCGCAGGCTCCACTCTCGGTCAGCCTCGATGGGGCCGTGCATGAGCGTGTTGGCCGCGTGGTCGAGGACGATCAGCCGATCCTTGCCGGCAGCAGGGCGCAGACCGCGGCCGACTTGCTGCAGGTAGAGGCCGAGCGACTTGGTGGGGCGCATCAGGATGACGCAGCCGACGGCCGGCACGTCCAGGCCCTCGGAGATCAGGTCGCAGCTGCAGAGGATCTGAACCTCACCCGTGGCCAGACCTGCGATCGCGGCGTCGCGCTCAGCGGTGGGCGTGGCGCCAGAGGCAGAGGCCGCCCGCCAGCCTGCAGCACGGAAAGCCTCGGCCATCTCGCGGGCATGCTCGACGGAGGGGGAGAACAGGATCGCCGGCTGACCTGCAGCATGGCGGTTGTAGTGGAGGATGGCGTCGCCGGTGATGCTGGGCTTGGACATGGCGGCGTTCAGGGCCGCATGCTCATAGTCACCGCCCTTGGTGCGCACGCCGGTCAGGTCCGGCGCATCTGCAGGGGCGAATACGCGGGTGCCGGTGAGGTGGCCCTGCTCGATCAGGTCGGCCACACGGGGCCCCATGACCAGCGCGTCGAAGCAGCCACCCACCTCGACGCCGAGGCCCCGGCCATCCAGACGCTCAGGCGTAGCGGTGACGCCGAGCAGCCGGGCAGAGGGGAACGCGGCGATGACGGTGGCCCACTGACCAGCGATGGCGTGGTGCGCCTCGTCGATGACGATCAGGTCCGGTGGCTGCAGGCGGTCGAGCCGGCGCGTGAGGGTCTGCACGCTGGCGACCTGCACGGGGTGCGCGGTCTGGTCATGGCCGGGCGCGATGACGCCGTGGTGCACGCCTGCCTCATGCAGCTTGCGGGACGCCTGGCGGATCAGTTCGCGCCGATGGGCCAGGACGAGCACGCGCTTGCCGCGAGAGGCGGTCTGGCCGGAGACGAAGCCGAACATGACGGTGTTGTGGGTGACGGTGAAGTCGCCGAGCAGGAACAGGCGATCCGGGCCAGCGATCTCGAAGCCGAAATAATCGCCTTGACCGACGCTTTCGACGGTGATGCCGGTCAGCAACTGGCTCTTGATCTGCCGGCGCGGCGCGGCGCGCTTCCTCGCCACGCGACAGGGAATTTCGTCTACCGGCCCATTGATGTTGCAGCGCCAGTAGTCGCCCACTTTCCCATTGTTCCCGCAGACCTTGCGAGCCGGGCGACGCCTTGCGGCGAACCCGAGCGAGCGAGCGACAAAGATGATGCCGTCCAACAGGCGTTCGCACTTCAGGGTCACGTCGAAGCCGCGACCCGTCCAGCAGCCGTCAGCGTCCAGAAAGCCAGCCAGCAGTTCCAGGCGGTCTGCGCGTGAGCCCGTCAGGTAGCGATGCGGGACATGCTTGTTCTGCAGCAGGCCATAGTGGTGAAGCGCGCCGGTGATGGCGTTGGTGCGATGACCTCGACCTACGCCGCGCCTGCCGGTCGTCGGGAACAGCATCACGCTGTGCGCGCTGTTGGGCTCCACCCGCAAAGCCAGCCCATGGGACGCTGCGCAAGCCTCGACCGCTTCATGGACCTCGGGATCACCAGTGGTGATCGAGGCGCCCCGGCTGCTGCCGTCGCCGAGCCAAACGCCAAGGTAATACGGGTCGAGCCGCAAGGGCTCCTCGTGCTCGGGGAAGTCGACCGCCGCACGCCAGCCCTTTGCGCAATGGCGGAAGGTCTTGTTACGGGCCAGGTATTCATCGACGGACAGGTTAACAACTGTGCCGTCTGGAATGCCGCAAGTGTGCAGCGAGCCGCCGGTCATTCGCAGTGAAAGGACGTGCGACCGGTTGACGGTGTAGGGATCGCCGCCTCGGAGGGGCGTGATGCGGAACATCTCTTCGCGGCCGCGCGCCAGCGAGGTCACCCGGCGCGCGCGGCTGTCTGGCCCCATCAGAAGGTCACCGACCACGACATCCTCGACTGGCACCACGCGGCCATCGAACATGATGACGGGCGTACCGCGCGCGAGGCACTTGCCCGCGCCCGTGGGAGCCACCAGCAGCGGGGCACGCGCACCGGAGCGGTAGGCGTCGCGGACGCCCTCGATAGCTTCTTCCTGATAGGGGCGGAGAGTCAGCGTCATGCGCGCTTCACCTTCGGCAGCAGCCGACGCACCTGCTCGATCGGCAGGCCAGTGCGGGCCGCGATGTCGAAGTCCGTCCAGCCGCTGCGGGCCATCGCCTGGGCGGTCGTGATCTGGTCCGTGGTCACGGCGGCGGGCTCAGTCATCGTCGCCATTCCACACGTCAAAGAGCATCCAGCACCCGGCGCAGACGACGAGAGCGATGCCACTGCCGAGGATCAGAAGGACTGCAACCTGCAGGATGGCGGTGATCATGCCGACCTCCGCTGCCGATACAGCTCGGCCTCACGGATGGCGCGATGGAGCGGAACGCCACGCGCCGTGAGGCTCATGACGATCCGGTCATGGATGTGACCCGCTCCCACCCTTCCCGCATGCTCACCGCTCTCGCGGCCCTCGCACGGGTTAACCTTGGCCTGCGCGTTGCTTGTGGGGGGCGCGATGGCGTCGGCAGGGTGGGGCGATCCGGCAGGCGGGTCAGCGGCCGGTGAAAGGCGCGAGGCCCCAATATCGAACGCGGTCGGCAGTTCGGCCAACTCGCGAAGGCGCAGGATGCGCGTGGCAACAGAATTCATGGAACGGCCGAAGCGCTCGGCCATCGCGCGGCGAGTATCGCCAGCGAAGTACGCGGCGATCAGCGCTTGGTCATCTGCTCCAGACCACGGGCGTCCGGTGTATCCGCTCATGCCGCCGCTGCCTTGGCCTTGGCGGCCTCGTTGATGACGTCGATCCAGCGGCCCTTGCACCAGCTGATGGAGACCAGGCCGAGACGCAGCTCGGGGAACACGTCGCCTCGATCGAACCCGAAGCCGTGCAGGCCGATTACGAAGATGATGCTTCTGCGCATCAGGGGGACCTCTCGGCGCGGCGGGTCGAGACGACCTCATTGACCGCGGCATGGAATTTCGGATCGGCGGCCATCAGCTCGACGAGCTTGTCCACGCTCATGGCGCAGTTGTCGTCGAGCCAGTTTCGGGCCGCCCTGGGGGTGGAATTGGCGCGCCGGCCGAGCAGCTTCTCGGCATGGCGCAGCGGGCCGTAGAGACGCCGCAGGGCCTCCATCACCCGGTCGCCAGGGGATGCGGTTGCGGCGGTCATGCTGTGAAAACTTCGGTCAGAATTTGACCAGGACATTCCATGCTCTCCGATGCAAAAAACGGGGCATGGCAGATCGCAGTAACCGCCCGGGCAGCGTTGGCGCGCTGTTCGGGCACCTCCCTGGAAAATGCGCAGGGCGCGCCAGCGACACCCGCAGTCGAGACACGGAGGAGAGGCCCAAGGCGGGGATATCCGGCCCGCGCGGCTGCCCGGAGCGCCAGGCCGAAGCCGCTGGCGACGCTGCGGGAAGAGGAAGCACGGACCGGCCTACGCGATTGCGCAATAACCGGTCCGTGATCCACCATGGTCAGGGGAATGACGACATGGAGGATAGTCATGAACGAAGAACAGCAACGCTTGGCGATGGCGACCACGTCCATCGCGGTCTTGCGCGTCGCAGTCGCGGCGCTGATCGCCGCAAGTCCACAGCGCGGCAGGATCATGGAAGCGTTGGAGCAATACCGCCCCGCACCGACGGCGCCAGACGGCGCGTACATGGAGGCGGCCGTGGATGAACTGGTCATGCACATCACACGCTTTTCCGGAGCTGGTCACACAGGCGGCGCTCATTGACCTTGAGGCAGCGGTCGAACTCAGCCCAGTCAAAGGGCTTGGGTTCGGCGGCGCGCGTGAACCACAGCAGGATTTTGCCGATGAGGGCGCGCGGCGATGACATCACGCGCTTTCCCGGGCAGCGGCGTAGAAGTCGGTAGGCGTGACCTTGCCGCCGGTGGCTTCCATAATCCTGCGCATAGCGTCAGGTCGCGGGATGCGCTCGCCGCCGGCATAGCGGTGGACGGTCCTGGCGGCATTGGGGCCGGCAAAGCCAAGCCTCTCAGCCAAAGCCTCGTAGGAGAGGCCCTCACGGGCGCGGTACTCGTCCAGGGTCATGGACGAATTGTGGCCACTATGGCCTCAACAGTCAAGGCCATTTCGGCCGGTGATCATCAAGACATTTTTGGCCATAACGGCCCGATGACCCGTCTAGCTGAAGTCCTTGCGGCGCGACACCTTCAGGCCGCTGATTTGGCTCGCCTCACTGGCACTGACCCGAGCACGGTCAGCAAGCTCGTGCGCGGCGCAAGAGAGCTGCGGCGGCACTGGGCAGAAAAATTCGCCCCACCGCTCACTGTCCGTCCTGAGGATCTGCTTACGAAGCCCGGGGCTCCCATCCCAGCGGAGCCTTTCGCCGCGGGAAGCGACGTGCAGCCTGTTGCAACGCGCCAGCCCATGGAGGCTGCCCGACTACCGCTTTCAGCGCAGGTTCCAGTTATGGGGACGGTCTCTTGCGGGACGGATGGCCAGTTCGAGGTAAACCTGACGGATGGCCCCCTGGAATATGTGGACGTTCCTGCGAAGCTGGTGGGTGTACCGGACATCTTCGCGCTGTTCGTCGCGGGTGACAGCATGGCCGGGGTCTGGGCGCCAGGGGACACGGTGTACGTCTCTCGGAAGCGCCCGGTGACACCAGGGAGCTACGCCGTTGTGCTGGTGGAGATGGGCCAGGGCGAGCAGCCAGCGGCATACCTCAAGGAATACGTCGGCGGTGACAATCAGCGCATCACCCTGCGCCAATACAACCCGCAGACCGAGAAGGTGATAGAGCGCGCCCGCGTCAAAGAGATGTGGCGTGCCCTGCATTGGAGGGAGCTACTATGAAAAAGTGGCTATGCGCGGTTTTCGGGGTGTTAGCGCTGTCTTTCCCCGCTGGGGCTCAGCAGGTGACAATTCGAGGCGCAGGAGTGTCTGTTTCCTGTGGCCAATGGTTGGCTTGGCGGTCAGGATACAGAGCAGGGACGTTGGGATCGCGGGAGCAAGACCGTTTTTTCCATGTGGAAAGCTGGATGAATGGGTATCTGTCGGGGGCGACTATTTTCTTTGGAATTAACGACATTCTTCAAAGCGTGGATCATGAAGGTGTCTCTTATTGGGTTGAAAACTACTGCCAATCCAGGCCAACCGAGCGCTTCAGCCAAGCCTTAGCCACGTTCGTTCGCGCCGCAAACGCGCCAGCGAGATAGGAGGTATTTTTTTGCCCATCGTGTGGCCACTTTGGCCTTGACGATATAAGGCCGCTATGGCCACATAAGCTCCACACACGGAGCCGCTGGCTCCAAGAGGAGCCTGAGATGAGCGAGACGAAGACGGAGCAGAAGGCGGCCCACACTCCGGGGCCTTGGCGCATCTGGCAGCAGGTAGACCCTGCCATCGAACAGCCCAGCGCCCATGTCGCCTTGGTGAACACCACCTTTGTGGTTGGAAGCGGTCCGCTCGGCGCTCCGGAGGCTGACGCCCGCCTGATCGCCGCGGCCCCGGCGCTGCTGGAGGCGTGCGAGGCGGTGTTCTGCGCCGCCGACATGACCGACGCGGATCGGTTCCTCGCCATGGAGAAGGTGGCCACCGCCATCGCCTCCTCGCGTGGGGAGGGCTGAGCCATGTCCATCCTCGCCACCTACGCCGAGCAGATCGACGCGATGCACCGGCGCGCTGTTGATGCCGTCTCGGACGCCGACGCTGAGGCGTTCTACGAGCGCAAGCTGACCGCGCTGTATCAGCTGCGCATGTTCTGTGAAGCGGCTGATCCCGTCGCGGACGCCATGGCCACGGACCAGCAGACGACCGAGGACGGTCTGAGCTTGGGCGCCATGATGGTCGATCTGGCCAGCGGGATCGTCTCGGACATCGAGCGCGACTGCGAACGCGCGGCCCAGAATAGCCTGCCGCACGTCGCGTTCGACAACGCCCGCGCGGCCTATCGCCAGTCTGACAGGGAGTATCGGCTGTGACCGCCGACGAGCAGGTAGCGCTGCTGGAGAAGGCGTTGCGCAGGGTGGTCGATGACGCATGGCCCCGTCCGAACGGCAATAGCTTCCGTGTTCATGGGGAAGCGATGGAGGGCGCCCGGCTGGCCCTCGTCCAGCTCGATGTTGCCCGCGCATCCGCCAAGCAGGAGGCGCCCCATGGCTAGCGTCGGCCAGCCTATCATCGTCCCCTCGCCGCGTGGCTTCTGGTTTTTCGGCCACCTGACCGAACACGGCGTGCAGATGAGCATCGAGAACTTCCTCGACCTCCAGCACGCCCGGCGCTGGTGCCAGGGCCAGGGTATCCGCGCCCTCTACGAGATCGACGGCGCCAGGATGTCCACGGACGCGGCGACGCTGCTGGAGGCCACGGCACTCGGGATCGAGCCCCAGAACCGTCGCGGCCTGAAGAACCTGATCCTGTGCGGCATGGCCGAGAAATCGCGCGCCGAGGGGAAGCTGACGATCACCCTCACCGAGAAGGGCCGCGCGACCGCTGCCGCCCTGGGAGTGTCCGCATGATTAGCCAAGAAACAGCCCGCAAGATGCTTGCTGCGCTGCGGTCCGCTGAGGTTCATCTCGCGGCCGCCAAGGCACTGTATGCACAAAGAGAGCCCTTGGCGCAGTACCGCCCTGATGAGCATGCCTACTGGTCAAACGACCCGGCAAGGGTGGCTCTCTATTCATCTCACGCGGCGGTGGTCGCATCCATCGCGGCGGCAGCCGGGGAGGCCGCATGACCGCCCCGTCCAGCGCGCCCGTGATGCCTGTGCCGCCGCCTGTGGTGGTGCATGTGGAGTTCCCCCGGCGCCCCAGCTCGACACGCCCGGTTCGCCCCGTGCGCTGCGGCTGGCCCGATGCCGCAGTGCTGGGCAAGCTCAGCGTCGTTACGGCAGACGCCGCCGCCCAGGTTCACACCGACGAGGAAACCGAGGCTCTGTGGTGGGCGCAGGCTGCGTTCGCTGACCTCGCCAACGGCAACCGCGTGGCAGCGGCGCATGCGTTCCGCCAGGCTGCGCAGGCGGTGAAGCCGTGAGCCGGTCCGAATACAGCGACGCCTGCGAAGGGTGGGCTCTTATCCGCTGGCGCGGCGCGGTGAAGGCCGCCATGCGGGGCAATCGAGGCATCGCATTCCTTCGAGAGGCTCTGGCGGCCTTGGACGCTATGCCCACCAAGCGCCTCATCTCCGACCACCTTCACGCGAAGGGCGAGGTCTGCCTCATAGGCGCGGTCGGTGTCGCTCGCGGCGTCAGCATGGAGAGGATCGACCCGGAAGACGCAGATTGCGTGTCGACCGCGTTCGGGATCGCTCCTGCCATGGCGCGGGAAATCGTCTTCATGAACGATGAGGCGGGCTCTTGGAGAGAGACCCCAGAACAGCGTTTTTGCCGAATGAGGGAATGGCTGGTCAGGGAGATAGCCGCCGCAGAGAAGGCCCGGGGGCAGGCATGACCATCATCTACCACCCCGAGGTCGTGCAGGGCAGCGACGAGTGGCTGGCGCTGCGGTGCGGGCTGCTCACGGCCAGCGAGATGAAGCTGATCGTCACGCCGACGCTCAAAGTGGCCGCCAACGACAAACAGCGGGCGCACCTGTTCGAGCTGGTCTCGCAGCGCATCAGCGGCTTCGTCGAGCCTACCTACATCGGGGACGAGATGCTGCGCGGCCAGGATGACGAGCTCGAGGCACGGCAGCGCTATGCCGAGGCCTATGCGCCCGTGACCGAATGCGGCTTCGTCACCAACGACGAGTGGGGCTTCACGATCGGCTGCTCGCCTGACGGGCTGGTGGGCGATAATGGCCTGATCGAGATCAAGAGCCGCCGACAGAAGTTCCAGGTGGCGACGATCTGCGCGCGCCAGATGCCGGACGATTACGTGATGCAGGTGCAAACCAGCCTGCTCGTGACCGGCCGGGCGTGGTGCGACTTCGTAAGCTATTCCGGCGGCCTGCCGATGGTGACGCTCCGGGTCTACCCCGACGCGCGCATCCAGGCCGCCATCATCGAGGCCGCGACTGCCTTCGAGGAAGCCGCCGCCCAGTACATCGCAACCTATCGCGCCAACCTGGAAGCCGACGACATGCGTTGGCTGCCCACGGAGCGGCGCGTCGAGCAGGAGATCATGATCTGATGGCGATGATCGAACTCACGCTCGGGCAGCAGGCCATCGTTGACGACGAGGATTACCCCATCCTGTCCCAATGGAAGTGGCACGCCCTGAAGCAGCCGCGCACCTATTACGCGGCCCGCGACGTGAAGATTGACGGCAAGCGGGTCACAATCTGGATGCACCGCCTCATCAATCAGACGCCGGTGGGGCTGCTGACCGACCACATCAACGGGAACGGTCTGGACAATCGCCGGGTGAACCTGCGGTCCGTGACCCACCACGACAACATGGTGAACTGCGCGCGCCATAAAGCGGGCTCATCCCGGTTCCGTGGTGTGTCGTGGCACGGCCCGAACCGGCGGTGGGTGGCTCAAATCACCCACAATTACAAGAACATCTACATCGGCGCATTCCTGACCGAGGAAGAGGCGGCGGCGGCCTATGAGGCGCGTCGTCTGGAGCTTCGGCCCGGGAAGATCATGCGCGCATAGGAGAGAGAAATGGATATGTCCCAATTCCTGGCGCCCAAAAGCGACCAGACCAACGCGGATGATCTGATTTCAGGGCCGCGCACCATCACGGTGAGCCACGTTTCGGGAACCGGGAATGCCGACCAGCCTGTCTCTGTCCACTATGAGGGAGACGAGAACCGGCCTTTCAAACCCTGCAAGATGATGCGCCGAGTGATGGTGGCCGCATGGGGGGCGGATGCGTCGCAATATGTTGGGCGCTCCATGACCCTCTACCGGGATCCCAAGGTGAAGTTCGGCGGCATGGAGGTGGGCGGCATCCGGATCGGCGCCATGTCCCACATCGACCGGGACATAGTGATGGCGCTGACCGTCACGAAGGCGAAGCGCGAGCCCTACAAGGTGCAGGTGCTCAAGCCTGTGGCGCCGAAGCAGGCCGCCGAGGACAAGGCGAAGGCAGGCGCGGATGCCCTGGTGGCGCGTCTCGCTGCCGCGCAGGACACGGCCGCCCTGGACGCCGTCATCGCTGACGGGAAGTTCAGCGGTCAGCGCGCCTGGCTGAAGCAGAACCGCCCTGAGCTGGCGCAGCTGGTGGACGACGCCGTGAACGCAGCACTCGCCCGTGTCGGCGACGGCTTCCCCGCCGAAGCCACCGCCCCCTGCGCGCAGGGGGAGGGGTGAGCATGGATCGCTATTTGACGCGCGAGAAAATCAGTGCAGTGCGCGAGATGCATCGGCAGAAAATGAACACTGCTGCGGCGCGCGCCGAGATG